ACACTAGTGCGGTTCCAGTTGAAAACCAAATTAAGTTGACCCGCCACAACCGGGATGGTCTGCGTTCCTGATGTTGCCATTATTTCACTCCTATCATGGTAACGGTGGCTTTCTGTAAAAACTCAAATTCCCATTGGGTCTAGGTTGGAAACGGAAGTTTCCCAAATCCAATGAATTGTTGATGGTAGCGTCATTGATGAAAAGTCGGTCATTGGAAACGTAAGCCACTTCAATGCCGTTGTTGAAAAAACTCAATTTGTCGTTGGTTATCTGAACTTCCATCGGCTCCCCGACTGCCCCAATATGGATGACCCCATTAATGAAGCGGATGTATTTGCTCTGCTCATGGAAGGAGTTTTCAATTTCCCCTTCCACAATCTGGGTGATGTAAGTGTAGTTCTCAAAGATAAAGTTGAAGCTGTTGGAATCTTGGACATACAATGTCCTTTCCCCTTCCCACCACTCAAAAAAATCATTCCAGTTGATGGTCTGGTTCCCGACTTCCATTTCAATTTTGTTTTCAAACACCCGAATCATTGCCCATAGCTTCTTGATGGTATTCCAAGAAGTCACCGTTGAGCCGTTGGTTTGGTTGCCGATTTCTGTCACCACTTTGGCAAGCCCATTCCTGACACCGTTGAAGGAGAAAGTGCCGTAATCGGAACCCAAGGTAAGGACGTTGTTTTCAGGGTTCAGTAAATCCGTTTCCAATTTGATGACCAATAGCCGTCCTTCACTGGTCGGGGTTTCAAAGTCAACGTATTCAAGGAAACGGAACTGGTCGGCTGTGTAGCCCGCCTTTTCCAAATCAACGGCTGTCAGGGAGAGCTTATGAAGCTCGGAAGTCGCATCCACCAAATATTCCTTGGCTTTTCTGAAAAGGTTGTCAGGTTCGAACACATCATCCCAAACCACCGTTTTTAAGATGAAGCCGTATTTTGCCACTGCCACAGGGTCTTGGATGTAGTCGAACCCAGTGGGGTTCACGGTTTCAATGGTGACACGCTTGTTCTGTGCGTCCTCCACTTGGTGTTTTTCACCGTCTGAATCTTCTTCCCCAAACTCCCCTTCGGGTTCGATGGAAGCCCCCAAAGGGACGATAGCCGTGCAAATATCCTCACCCCTTTGCTCCAGTTTCAAGTCAAGAAGGTTTTCAAAGGTAATGCGTTGGGTGCTCAATAGATTCGTATCAACCAACCAATCCAAAGTAGCATTTCCTGCGGGGTACCTCATCCGTAGGAAGCCCCCAAGGAGTTTCAGGCACTTTTCCTCAACGACATTCCAAGTGCTCGGGTAAGTGGAATCCGCCCGCCAGATGAAGTCGTTGACATCCGTCACGGTAACAGTGCCCAAGGCAATCCTTTTATTTGTCGGAACTTGGGCATTGTGTTGGTCAAGCAACATTTTGAAATACGGAACGACCCCGCCCGCATAATCGTAAGGGCGGACAACGGTATCATTGAGGTAAGCCAGAACCCCTTCGCAAGTCACCGTCATGTTATTGAACAGGTCGTATTCGATATTGATAACCCGCATCCGTCCCATCAAGAAGGCATTGTCGTAAAGCTCCACAATCGAAGTCAGCTTTTTAAAATCGTCATAAAAGGGGTGAACCGTTGGCATGGTAAATGTCAAGTTCTCTGCCATGTTCATTTCCTGATGAAACTTGGCATCAAGCAAGGCAAATTCCTCAATGTCAGGGGTGTAAAAGATTTGTCCGTCCAAACGTAGGGAATACATTATAACCTGACCTCCCTAAATTGCACCGTGATAGCCGTCGTTCCCGCTGTCCTAGTGAGAACAATGCTTCCATTGGCGGGTATTTTGAAGTCTGAAAATTTCCATTGCCCTGTTGTCAAGGTTCGGGTCGTTGTCCCCCCACCTGTGTTGGGGTAAGAAATTGTCACCGTTCCTGTGGTAATCACCAAAGGGATAGCGTTCAAGGAACCACCGTTAGTGATGGTTGTTGAAGCCCCATTGAACGTTTGGCTCTTCTGGGTCAAGCGGTAAAAGAAGGGCTTGCAGATGAACTCCAGAAGGATTTCTCCGTACCCTTGCCACGGCTTAAATGAAACGTTGCACCGCCCTTCCAGTTTCCAAGTAGGGTCGTTGTTGAAAATCAGGTCAACCTTCTTGCCGTGCAAGTCGAATGCCATTTCGTTGCATTTTTGGATATAGTCCAAATGTCCAATTTCAAAAAAGACGGTCATTTTCACCGTCCTGTCTCCGTATAATGGTTCGCCAGTCAGGCTCTCGGATAAGTCCAAGGAACCGTGGTTGGCGGGTAAGTCAATTAATTTTTGCTTAATCGGTGGCGGGTCAAGGGAAATATCCTGACCCAGATAACCACCGTAGGCTGAGAGCCATTTTCCGTTAAGCGATACGTCCCTCATAAGATTTCTCCTTTGCGAATACGATTGGATAGCTTTTTAAGTCGTAACCATTAAGTCGTAACTCCCCTATTCGCCAATCTGTTATTACTCTGCAACCCCTTGTCAATCGGCTTGACCACTTGACCCACCAAAGCACCAGTGTCCAAGATAACTTTCATTTGCGCATTTTCTTTCCTTAGCTCCCTGACTTCTGTAATCAGTTCCCTTAGCAAGTCGCTGTTTTCTCCTTGACCCATCTGGTCTGAAATTCCTTTGCCGATTCCCGCTAGGACATCGGGCTTCAAAGGGATGACTGCTTCAGCTCCTGATTCACCAAAACCTTGGAAAGAACCGTTGGCAAATCCTCCAATGGTTGCTTCATTGAAAATCCCGCCTTCTGCATTCCAAGAGAGTGAGATATGGGGCAATTTAGGCAAATCTTTGACCGTCCAACCACCCATTGAAAATGTGGGGATTTTGATTTTTCCGAACAAGTCAGCAAAAGCGTTTTTGATTTTGTCTGAAATCTCTTTTGCTTTGTCCCAGATTCCTGTGATTTTGGTTTTAATGCCGTCAATTTTATTGGAGATGGTTGCTTTAACAGATTCAAAAATGTTGCTGATTGTCGTTTTGATGTTATTGAAAATCGTTGAAACTGTTTCTTTGAGCGAGTTGAATTTGCTTTTGATACCCTCCACAACGGCGGTTACTTTTTCTCTAATCCAATTTACAACAGGCTCAATGATGTTGGTTTTAATAAAGTTCCAAATAACTTGGATTTTATTTTTGAAGTTCTCCCATCGTGATTTCAGGTAGTCAACCATGGCTCCGATTTTTTCCTTAATCCAGTTGACTACTGGTTCGATGATGTTGGTTTTAACGAAATTCCAGACAGTTAACACAATATTTTTGTAAAACTCCCAAGCATTTTTGAAATAAGTCATCAATTTCTCGAAAACAACTTTAATCCTTTCAACCTCTGGCATGATGATTTTATCAAGGATGAAATTCCAAACCGCTTTACATACATCCATGATGAAGTTCCATCCATAAGCAATTCCGTTCCAGAGGGTTACAAGGATGACCAAAATAACTGTGACAACAACGGTGACTACGGTCTTCACGACTTCCCAAACCGTTGTCCAGAAAGTAATCAGGATGTTCATATAAACCTTGAACGCTGTGACGATTCCGTTCCAGATGGCTTCAAAGTAAGGCTTGACAGCTTCCCAAACGCCTTTGATTTTGTCCCAAGCTGATGAGAAGAAGCCTGTAATGGCTTCCCAGACACTTGAAGCCACTCCTTTTAGCCAATCCCAAAATGCACTTGCAACTTTCTTGATGTTCTCCCACATATTAATGAAAAAGTTTCTGAACCCTTCACAATGATTCCAAAGATAAATAAAGCCTGCTACCAATGCGATAACGATTGCAACCACAATAATTATCGGATTTGCCATGAGCACACCCCAAAGGGATTGAAGCCCGCCCATCAATGTCCCGACACCTGTTTTCAATAATCCGAATACGGCGTTTAGTCCTTTAAATGCTTCTATGGCTTGTTTGATTTCACCCATTTTCGACATAACACCGACAGCAACACCGAATGCAACTGTCACCCCAGTAACTACACCGAGTAAAACTCCAAGGACTGTATGCAATAAACCACTTGAATGCTTCCACGCTTCAAACAACCCGACAATAAGGGCACCCAATGCAATCAATGGCGCCAAAGGAATCATCAAGGCGACAAAACCGCTCGCTAATGAAGCGATGGCAGGCAAACACATCGCACCAACAACGATGGCAATATCTTCAATGATACCGAACAAATCTCCTCCATTGTCTATCCATGCCCGAAACTTATCTAGGATTTCAGAAATTTTATTGACCAACGGCTCCATGAGCGGTTGTAATTTCTGCCCAATAGTGAGTTGCAACGTTTCCATAGTAGATATTAGTTTTTCACAGGCACCTTTCCAACCTTGTGTTAAAACGTTAGCAGTTTCTTGGGCATAATTCAAATCGTCCAAGGTATACATATACCCCTCGATTCCTTCTGCTCCTTCATCCATCATTGCTGTGGCTATTTTCATAGATTGTGCACCGAATAAGGTAGTCAAAGCACTGTTTCGTTCTTCTTCTGAAAGCCCTGTAAATGCACCTTTAAGCATATCTGCTATTTGAGTAATATTCTTCATAGAACCGTCAGAATTGTAAAGTTCCAAGTTATACGCTTCCATGACTTTTTGAGCCTGACCTGAGGGTGACACCAATTCTGTAAACATTTGCGTTAACCCAGTTCCCGCTTTTGTCCCATCAATCCCATGCTTGGCTAACATTGCCAACGTTCCGGCAGTCATATCAACGGTATTTCCGTATAATGAAAGTGTTGAACCGCAATATTTTAGCCCTTGCATCATGTCATCAACCGTCATTGTGGATTTGTCAGCGGAAGATGTCATAACATCCATGACGTGCGAGGTATCCTCTACACCCAAACCAAACATAGAATTGACTTTGATTAAATCATCTACTGATTCACCTAAGTCTTTATTGGTAATAATAGCGAAGCTACTGGCTCCGTTCATCATTCCCAACTGTTCGGTAGCTGTTAAACCCGCACGGCTCATTGATAAGTACCCCTCGGCGATATTATTAGCATTGAATTTTGTATTACTGGCTATTTCCTTTGCTTGTGCATCTAATTTTTTCTGTTCTTCCGCATTGGCTCCGCTGATATGCGATACCATGTTCATAGTGCGCTCATAATCCCCCGCCATATCCAAGGCACCTTTTCCGTAAATGGCAAGTCCCGCTCCAATACCAGTTGCCCATTTCAAAACGGTCGTACTTTTTTTTGTCATGACATCGAACGAATTGTTAAGATTAGAAGCCACTTTCCCGCCCGTGGCGGACAATGATTCCAATGTTCCTTTAGCTTTGTCTGCTCCCTCGATAGCAATTCTACCTGCGATAGAAAATGATTCCATAAGTCCCATAAGTCACCCCCTCTGGACATAAAAAAAGACGAACATAGTCGTCTAAAATTTTGAAATTTAAAAACTAAAAAGTTGTCATCTTTTGTCATTGTCAGTCATATACTGTATTAAGGAGGGCATAAGAAAACACCTCCGAAGAAGGGAGGTGCATCCTATGAAGCATCTTCTGATATTCATGATAATTCTAGTATTCTTCCTTGACACGGCGGAACTAGAATTTATCGAAGCGATAGCCAAGGCTATCTAGCGGAAAGCCACCCTTGCCGGGGTGGTTTTTCCTTTACTAGTATATGCAGTGAATGGGCAGATATGTAAACAGAAGTCTTACTCACAGCCCCATCCGTCATTATCACGGTCAAATTTTGGTCTATAAGCGGGATGGTCAGCAGGAACTCCGCTAGGGAAGTCTACCCTAAGTTCTGTGCAGTTTTGGTACTCCCTAAAAACTTCTACCTGCGGTTCGGGTTCTGGAATGGGGTCAGGCTCTTGAATCGGTTCAGGAGTTGGGGCTGATTCAACTTGGACAAAGGGTTCAGGTTCTTCTTCTACCTGTACCTCGACTGCTTGCATCGTTTGTTGTTGTACTGGTTGTGCATTTTGAGTAGTAGTTTCTTCCGGCTCTTCAACCACTTCTTCAATGACATTTTCAACGACTTCTTCCGGTTCTTCAATATTTTCTTCGGTGATTTCCTCAACATCTTCAACAGGTTCTTCCTCTATTTTTTCTTCCTCTTTCACCTCAAATGTTCGTGAACCACTCACAGGGTCGTTAGCAATATCAACGCCCACTGCCCCGCCCAAAAGTATAAAAATTCCTAAGACAGTTAAAAATTTGTTGCTATACTGCTTTTTGATTGGATACCATGTAATGATACCTATTTTCCTACCTATTGCATAGACAATTAATATAATTCCTATAAAGACACCGAACCCCTGTAATGGCGAAACGAGCGCTAAGATAATGGGAAAGATAAAGAACAACCATAAAAGCCATTTCAAAAATGTTTTTCTTTTTTTCTTTCGGGGTTTTGGCTTTATTTTTTCCATCTCTTCCTGTAAGTTGGGCATCGCAATCCCTCATTTCTTAGAAAATTAACTACTTCAAATGATATGAGGGATGAGATGACTTTATGACATAAAACGTTTTCTTAATTCATATCTTTTAATTGAAGGCACATCCTCATCCAATAAAACAAGCCTTCAAGGGGGGGGTGGAGCTTATGCGACACTCTAGCAAAAGCCTAAAGAAAGCAAGCCGTGACTTACGTAACGGCAAATCTTCTGGAGGTAAGAAATTGGCTGACCATCGGTGGGCAAATCACCGCTGTTATCCGGTCTTAACATTAAGGGAGTAGTTACGGCTACTCCTTTTTTGCAATCAAAAAAGAGCGTTTCCGCTCCCTCTATAAATTATCCACTATCGCTTCAATAGGTATGTTCAATTCTTCAATAAATTTCAAGAGTTTTTGAAATGGCTCTGGGTTCATTCTCCCAATGACTTCAAAGTCAATTTTTTCTTTTTTGAAAAAATAAAATTGTTCTGTCTTGACAAAGCCATCTTTGCCGTTGTTCGGATTTGTCAGTAAGTCCCCATTTTTCACTTCAAAATTGCCACGGAATTTTAACTTCTTTTCTCGTTGCTGTGGATTTTTGAAAGATGACATGACATTGCAAACCATATCATAATCAAGACTTGAAATTTTTCCATCCTTGTCGTTGATGACTACAAAGGAGTGCCTACCGATTAATTTGTCACCGTGCTTATAGTTTTCAACGATTAAAATATCTCCCGCCTTACACATCTTCCTGCTCCTCTACCCACACATCTGTGATAATAATTTTCGCTTTCCCACTCAATACTTCTTCTGACCAGTCAATCGGGGTCACATCTTTTAGGGCTTCCTCTGTGGAAATAAAACGCACTTCTCTTGTTTTTAAAAATTCCTTCATATCGAACATCCCAACACCTCCTTGACGGCTTCGTAGATAGTATATGTCATTTTGCGAGTTTAATTGTCTTTATTATATCATTTTTATTTTAGTGGGGCAAGGCATTTTAAGTCGGCTTAAATCCATTCAAAATATTCTGGCTATCGTTCACAACCCTGTCCACACGCTCTTTGTCCATCCCCGATTGTTTGACCTTAGCCGTGTGACCTACGACTTGCTTCTTCCAGTCCTCATAGTTTTTATCTGCCTGTGAAGCTAAATACATTGACCACAGCTTATCTTCATTCATGTCGTTGTACATTTCCTGAATGGCTTCCAAGAAATCCCCTTCAAATGCCGTTTCTAGCCATTTTAAGGGGTCATGGTAGCGTTTGAATAAGTCATTGGTAAATTTACTTACTCCGATTTCAGCAATGCACTGGCACGCTCGATAGCCTTGGAAAAACCCGGTTGTTTCACATATGCTCCCACTAGGTCGATGAAGTCACCCAAGTCTAGGGCGCTGATTTCCGGCAAGGAAAGGTCTGACCCTTTGGCAAGGAGTTGGTAAATCTCATGCTCGCATTTATCCAAGTTTCCTAAGATAGTTTGAATCATCATGACCCCTAGTGCTTGTTGGTTGTCCCCCGCTGACTTGATTAATTCTGGGAGTGATTTGAGGTCGATTTTAGATACGACTTTAGTTAGTAAAAAGAGGTCGCTTGCTTGCAAGCCCTTAAATTTAAATTCCATAATATCTTTCCTTTCATTTTACAACCTAAATAAATGCCATTTCAAATTGAACCTGACAATTCCCGTTAGTCGCTGATGTCAGGTACGTAACGCCCGCTTCACATAATTCGCTAAAAAACATATGAACAGCTACGTTACCGCCCGGGTCATAGTTCATTATAATCGCCCCATCCATTATAACACCACTAGGCCCTGCCCCCGATGTTATAATACGCAATTCGGTGATGGGGTCAATAATGATTAACAACTGAAAAAAACCTTGGTCTAGGATGTCAATCACAGGGACGAAAACACCTTGCCCTGTAAAAAATAGTTTGGCTTGTGGCGTTGAGATTCCGACATTGGTTACGAAGCCTGAACAAAAGAAAGGCTTATTTTTGTAAGTTTCCAAATCAGAAGGCAACAAGATGCCGTCAGCGTAAACGTGCAATCTTTTCATCAGTGTCCCCTTTGTCATAACAAAACTACCGTTGACTTTGCGGGTAACAAAATCCCCCATCGTCAACGATTCCCTCGGGATTGACTTTAACATACCCGAAATGTCAACCGTGGCGATTGGATACGAGTAGCCTGAAACGTTTTGATTCATGCTGATAATTTTAGTCGTTTCATTAAAAGTCGCTTCGTTGATGTAAGCGGGCAACTGAACCGTTTTTACGATGTTGTTCCCGTTGTAAAAATAAAGGTTCCTCCCTAACAAAGTCACATCCGTAAAACTCACTTCATTGGCAAACTGTGCCAAGCTAACCTCCTTCACAACAACCCCTGTAATGTCGTAGAATTTCAAAATATTTTCATCCAAGCGGACATTATGATACGCTTGACCGCAATGGGTTTCACAAGCATCCAAGCGGATTTCATGCTCTGCCCCTAGCTTTTCAAGGGCATCAATTTTGGTCGTGTGTTCAGCCACCTTGATTTGAAGGTAGCTGACATCCGTTTCGACACCGACTAACAAGGGCGAAAGGTCAACGTAGCCCAACAGGACGCTCTCATGGTAAAAGCGTAAGTTATTCCCTGTCAATGTCAGACCCGTGATGAAGTTCCCCAAATCCCCGATAATCGTTTGGTTCACCAAGGAAGCCAGTGACACGGTTTCCACGAGAATATCATCAAGGTCGTAAAATTCCAAGGTCGTTCCCGCCAGTTCGCAACGTTGGAATGCCCCTTTGAAGGAATCAATCAGGTCGAACATTTCTTGTTCTTCGATGGTCGAGAGGGCTTCAAAGTAGCTTTGCAAAGTAATTGTATCTTGTTTCATGTTGTCACCTCCTTAGAATGAACCCCAGATTCTGACGCTTCTCGGCACAAGGGTGTTTGGCACTTGTGTGCCGTCCAATGAAAATAAAACAATTCTGAACCTTTGGTTGCTTGCTGATAACGCCGTTTTCCAAATGTATGAATCCCCCGCACCTATATGGACAAAAGTAGTCCCTTGACCCGAATAAACAAGTTGGGCTTCCTCTGGGTTATGGGTATGCTCCCCGAACGCTTGAGTTTGCCCTCCTGATGGGTTATCAAACAAAACGCTTACCAACAACCTCCGCCCTTCGTTCATGGCATTTAAAACGGTCGAATTTAAAATATCCATATTGATGGCAATGCCAAGCGGGCTGACATTCCCAGAAGTGTAAGTCGGGTAGGGTGCATCTTGCAACTGAACCCATTGCGGAACATTCGGGTCGCCAATGCGTACCCATCCATTTGAATCCGCTTGGCTGATTCCAATAATCCCAAAGCTACTATCCGGGGTGAATGTGTAGCCCCATCCATCGAAGTTAAATGACACGTTCCGCCAATACATCCCATCTTGGCAAGTAATCCTTTGGATGGCTCTGCCATTGCTAGGGACGTTTTCCTGAATGTTTCCTGACGTGATGTTGACCTCCAATACAAAGTGTTGTTTTTGCATACTTACTGGAGCATTATTCCAATATGACGGGTAGCCGTTGACCATGGTGCAGACACGCTTCATTGGGGTTACCGTACCATACATGAAAAAATTACTGTTGAAGTCAAAGTATGGGGTACTGAAAGTGTAATCGTTCGGAATGCTAATCTCGGATGTTGTCAACAACCGCTTCCCGCTATAAAGCCTAACATCATTGATATTATCTTGCGGTGAATCTTTGAAGTTGACAAGCCAGTCCAGTAACTCACCGTAGGAACGAAAACTCACATGGCTAAAATTGTAACTCGGGTCGTTCCAATCCTTGCCCCCGTATTTAAAAGTTATCTGGGCTTGATTTCCCCAACCTGAAAAGTTGACACCGTAATTAGACAGCTGTTTCCCTCTCAACATGATATCCCCAACGGGTGCTCCCACAACATCTACCCAAAAAGGAAAGTCATAAAGTTCCCCTGAATCATTGTTATACCAACCACTTTTCTTGGTGACTAGCATATCAATGTAAATGGTCAAGTTGGTCGTGGATGGGTCGTACTCCCATGCAACCCCTTCCCCCACTTCGATGACCAAATCCCTGATTTCTCCAAGGTATTGTAGGACTTCACCCAATTCGTCTGGTGTGTTCCCTTCCAAAACATCCAATCTGCCCTCTGCATCGTCCAAGCGGTCAGTAATGTCCGAAAGGTCAGGCTTCAGGTCACTTAAATCCACGGAACTAACAATGGTATGGAAGGAATCGTACATTTCTACCACATTGCCGTTGAGTTCCAGAAAATAAGGGAGCTTCTTAAATTCGTCCTCCATCAAGTCCATTCTATCGGTGAATGTCGTGTGGTCGGTCATAATCTGGGAAAAATCGCTGTTAATCGTTGAAATGTCATCCTTAATTTCCTGAATGGAACTGCTGTAACCGTTGACCTGTGTTTCCAAGTCGCCCACCCGAGTTGACAGCATGGCAACCAAAGGGTTCAGGTTCACCACGTCCACCAAGACCCCAGAAGCGTAAAACTCCAACATCTGACCATTTAGCATGGCATGGGTAAATGAACCGCTCCCGATTAGTGAGGAAAGGTCGATTTGATATTCGGGGTTATTGTCCAACCCATAAAAGGTAATGATGGAACCCGCTAGGGTGCATCTATGGAAGGCACATTGAAGGGAATCTACCAAGTCAACCATTTCAAATTCTTCGATGGTCGAACCGCCTTTGAAGTATCCCTTTAACACATCTGATTGTTGTCTAGGCATCGTTTCACCTCTTTCAAAAAAAATAGGGCATTACTCGCAATCGGTAAATGCCCTGAAAAGTAAATAGGTAACTCCCATCATGAATAAGCCAAATACCAGTTCCATTATTGTGGCAAGTAAATCTGATAAGGGATGTAGTTGAGATTGGCTTGTGCAATCGGGGCTACCCCTTTAAATTCCACCTCGTAAGTTGCGTTTTGTTTATCCTGTGGGCTAAATTCCAATGCGCCTAGACAAATAGCATTTTGTAGGATGAAGATAATCGGCTTGTCTGCTGACGTTTTTCCAACAAAACCAATGTTTTGCAAATAGTCGGAAGCTGATAATTGGGACTTGGAAGTGTAGACCCTGTGAACCCCTGCCACGCTTAGGGCGGTATCTTCCACTAAATGGAGAATGTCAGTAAACTGAGTGTTGCTAAACTCCGTCACAGTGGCTTTAATGGATGCTTCTTCGCCCACCTTGAATACCAACCCTTGAACGGATACGGTCGCACCGTCAATCTGTGGTTCGAAGTATTCGGGCTTGAAAGATACTGTCCCGCCCCCAGAGGTTGCTCCTAGGATGGTTCCGTTCCACCCGGTGCCGTCATAAGCTAAGTCTTTATAAAATGTCCCCGCCCCTAGAACAAGGTTCTGTGGCGTATTTGCCGTAATCCCGTGATTTGTAATAGGCATTTAAATTCCTCCCTAAATCTCATATTTTGAATAGATGAAGCTGAAATAGCAATCTTGCCGTTTTAACTCTAGGTCGCCTGTCGGAACGGCTTGGCTATTGTCGTAAGTGATGAATAGCGTTTCGCCGTTGTCCAGTCGCCTATAATCCGTAAATATCCGTTTCAAGTCGTTTTTGAGGTCAACCAGTTCCGATTGCTTCCCTCTGGTAAATAGGGTCAGGATGATTTGCCCTTTGGTCAGGTTATCCTCGAAGGTATAGGTTTCAAAGATTTCTGAAACGATGTAAGGATATTGCACGGTTTCCGTGAACTCTTGGAAATTGTAATTAAAGTCCTGTAATTCCAATGCTAGGGTTTCCAGTATCATTTAAAATCCGCTCCCAGTGATTGCCCCCGCTTGATGATGGCACCTTTCTTTTCCATGTAAGCACTGTAAAGCATCCGCTTAGGTTTTGTCCCTTTGGTAAAGACCCGTTTCCCTGTTTTGGGGTCAATATAGACCCATCCGCCTTGTCTTCCGTCATGGTTCAAGGCATAGTCCCCGGTACCCATCTCTAACCAAATGGCGTACTCCAAGGGGCTTCCAACGTAGTATTCAAACTTGTTTACCCGCTGTACCGCCCATGAGCCTTTGAGTTGCCCGGTATCCACTGGGGTTCTTTTAGCTGTAGCATCCTCAACCTCAGAACACGCTTCAATCAGGAAGTTTTCCAAAGCGTGCTCTAACTGGCTAATCACCATAGCGCTGTTGTCTTTAAATTCAACACTCATTTTGTCACCCCTTATGGAGTTACCAATTTCAGGGCGATTTCATAATGAACGCCCCAAAACTGCACATCGTCAATTAATAAGATGTCGTATTCCTTTCCCCTACAAATGAATTTTAATTCGTGCACAGGGTACTCCAATGGGAAGTAATCGCAATAAAAGACATGGGTGGATTGCTCCATCTTGCCCTTATAGCTGATTCTTTCCGTCTGTTCGTCCTGAAAGTCAAGGATACCCCAAATGTCCGCTATGTCCGTCCATATAGGCTCGTTTTCCCCTCTTGCGGTTCTGGCATCTTGCTTCCTTTTAAATGTCCCTTGGATATTTGGCATGATGTTAGGCAATCTGGGTGTGTGGTGCATCAGTGCCACACCCTTTTGTACATATCTAAGCTTTTTAGGATGTCGGTCGGGTAGCCTAATAAATATTTGCTCTGCTCATCGCTCGGTTTCCAATATTTCACTTGGTGCCGTCCTAGAGTTTCGCTTTCCACATCCCCGCCTGTCGCTCCGTCCGTCCCTTTTGTCAGCTTCCATCTTAGTAACTTTTCCGCACAGTCAATCACTGGGTATGGGTATTTTACCAGTGTCGCCAGATTAAACGGTTCTTCAAACAAAGGATAATCCACCTCCGTCCAATCCGTGCCTACCGTCTGAACGACGTACAAGCCCTGATTGATGGATTTTGTTATCTGGATGGTATCGCCTTCACGGATATACCTTGAATCCCCTAGTAAGCCTGTTGTGGTGCTTTCAGCCGTGAATCTTGCCCTACGTTCTTGAAAATTATTGTTCGTGTATTCCCTGATGGCTTCTTCAATCACTGCTAGTTCCCAAGCAATCAGATTCAAATCAATGGAAGCAAATTCAGGATTCTTGATGATAAAATCGGCGGGTGATAGAATCATACCATCACCCTATAAATGCCGAACTAAAATGGCTTTGTCTGGATTTGTTAAGGCGACTGCGAAGATAATGTCCGCTGAAATTTCGTAGCTACGGTTCTTTACTACCCGAGCAACTTCAATGTTTAAATCCCGCTTCAAGAAAATGGAAACGGCTTTGCTGTCGTTTTCAGACACTGGCAAGCAAACCATGTTGTTTTGGTAAAGTGTTCCCGCCTTCACCACGTTTTCGCTTGGGATGATGTGAACACCCGCTAAGGCACCGATTTCGCCTTTCCACTTGGCTTCGTATTCATTGGCAAAGATGGAACGTGGCTGATTGGCGAAAGCCGGGTACTGGTCTGGATGAATGAAAAGGACTTTTTGGGAACTCAACTGATTCGGAAAAGTTGCGTTTGTATTCACTAAGGAAGCGAAGGTTAATGCCGTTCCCGCCGGGTAGGCATTGGGTGTTGCGTTCAGGGCTTGGATAACTGATTTTTCCACTGTCACTGCAATCGCTGTCGCTAATTGCTGTTGGATGATTTCCTCAATGTCCCTGTCACCTGAAATTATCGCTTCGTCTGAAAAGGCAATCCCCACTGTGGTTTTCTTGATAATGGTCTTTTGGGTGCTGTGGCTTAAAGCGTGCATGGTAATGAATTGCCCATCGTCCATGGTACTGGGTGTACTGGATTCCCCTATAAAGTCATATTCAGGTAAGGTCACTTCATCACCCGGTCGCCCTACTAAGGTCGTGAACACATCCGCAAAGGGGACTAAATTCAATTCCTTGACGAGTGCCAACATCACGTTACCCGCATTCACGGACGGTCTTAATACATCTGTTCTGGTCGTTAATGCCATGGTTTCACCTCCGTTAAGGAATAAATTTAGGGGTTGGCTTTACGACATCACTTTCCCCAATCAATGATTCTGCTACCGTGAAAAAGCCGTTTAGCCTAAATTCTTGGCTGATGACCCCGCCAGTGTAGGTGACTACCACTCGGTAAACACCCTTATCCGCTACGGTCACTTGTTGCAAAAATAGTTCTTTCAATTCTTCAAAGGTTTTGTCATCGTACAATAAAACACCATTCTTATAAAATTCAATCTGGGTCATACGGTTTTGGTACGAACCATCCAATATGGTCACACCTACCGTTGTTCCCGCTAAATAGACGGTCAAGCCTGATACGGTCTGCCCCATCTTTTCGCCCACAATCAGGATTCTGGGGATGAAGTCAGACGTGTCTAAATCTTCATTGCCCCTGTCCCTTTTGATGACCTGTGGCTTGTATACGTTGGGTCGCTTAGTTAATGCCATTCAAATCAGCTCCTAAGCATTGAACTCGCATACACGGATTGAGGATGGATTGGTTACTACAACGTTGAAAATCTGGTCTGCTGTGATTTCATGAGTACGGTTTTTGACAATTCGTTCGTATTCAACGTTGACGTTTCTTTTCATAAATAGGGTCAAAGCGGGGGTATTGATTAAGAAAGCGTTGGAATCTTTCTCCGTTTGTTCGGTGCTTAGGCGAATCATGACGCTGTGATATTTGCCCGCTACCAAAGGGACAGACTTGGAAACCATAACACGGCAACCCGCAATCTGCCCAATCTCTCCGTTTAGGATAACTTCTTTCGGGTATTTGTCAGCGGAAAGGAAGTTCGGGTCTTTCCTTAGTTGGGTACGTTGCTTTGGGTGGATAATCAAGACTTTGTTGGTTTCAAATTCTTCTTCAAAATCGTCAATCGCATCAATCACCCCTTCATAGCCGACTGGATTTGCTAGGGTGGTAATGTGCGGTGCGTTGGCTTGGATTTCCTCCATAGCGTCATGGTCAATTTTATGAGCCATTGCAAGGGTCACTTGCCGTTCCCCCTCTGCTTGCGGGTTTCCATAACCTGACAATAGCGCTTCATCAGAAAATGCAACCCCGACTGCAATTTTACGGATGGTGTATTCTTTGGTTTCATAGCTTAATGCCCGTGTGTCGATGTCTTGTGCTTCTGCTGAATCGTCTGCCATGCCGATATAGTTCCACACTGGGTATTTGATGGTATTGCCGGGAATCCCCACTAGTGTGGTATCCACTTGGCAAAATGGGGTGATTTGCAAAGCGTGCGGTAGCACTGCTGATACTTGGGCTTGTAATACCTCCGGTAGTAATACGTCCCCATCTTTGACTAAAGTAATTGAACCTGCCATTTATTTCACTCTCCTGTTAATCATGAATTAGTTTGTCGAACAATGGGCGGTCGTCCCTGAATAACTTAGCCCGCTCCTCATAAGATAAGCGGTGGAACTCATCCTTGGTCAGCCCCGCTTGTACTTTGTCGCCGTCCTTCAATTCGTTGACGATGACTTCTTTTTTCTTCTCATCCTCAAAATGGGAAGGGTACTGCTTTTTGATTTCCTCTGGGTCAAAGCCTGTCAGTTCTCCGCTTTCGCTTAGCTTTACATCTGCGTTTAACGTTTTGAATAATAAGAAGTCGATGCTGTCTGCTTTGGCTTTTGCGGTCAATAGTGCAAACCTCGCTTCGTTTTGTAACTTCAACCGTTCGTTTTCAGCTTGCATTTTGGTTACTGCCTGTTCGTAGGAAGTGACCTTTAATTTCAAGTCATCGGATTCCGTAGCGGATTCTTTAAATGAAAAAATCAGCTTCTTGGCTTCCTCCAGTTCTTTCTTGGATAATTCGGATTGCTCTTTGAGTTTTGAGTACCTAATGTCCAAATTTTCTTCCCCGGCGGTGTGGATGTTATTTGCCTTCATTGCGTCCAAAAAGGCTTTAATCTTATCCTCGCCCGCTTCTCCGAAATGCTCCACTAACAACTGCATTAAGTCCATTGTGACCCTCCTAACGCTTTTTTACATGGTTGCTCCATGGGATTCGAGTTTTAACGACTGCCTCTGTCGATTATTCCTCACCTGTTCGGATGGTGCAAGTAAATTCGTCATCCTCATAATAGTGCGACAAAATACCATGCGTCCGCATAACGTCCTTAACGACTTCTTCCATATGGTCTGCGTATGCCATTGCTCCGTTATATTTCATCGTCTGGACGATTGCCACGAATAGGGTAATGGCAAAGATTAAAACTGACATATTTACTGCCCCTTTCCATGAAAAAAGCACCTACGTTTGTAGATGCCCATAATTATTCAGCTATTGCCATATGGTTTAATGTAGGATTCAATACCATATTCTGGTTGCTTCCATCTTAAAGTTTCCGTTTCGTTCGAATTCTTCAAGCAAAGTGACCGCCTTCCAACCGAACCATTTAAAGTCATCTTCGGTTGGGATTCTAGTAAAAACAACCGATTCCGAACGGTCTTTTTTTCCAAAAAAGAATTTAATTTCGCCTTTATTACTATCGTCTTTATATCCATTGACAAAATATTCATAGATGGCGAAAATCGGGTTGATTTCCTTCATTTTTATGACTACCAATTTAATCACCCTCCTTTTATTTTGTCAATTTCACGGCTATAATTGTAAAGCCTTTCCGTTTCTCTATGTGCTTCCGCATACCCCATGCCATCTGCCATTAAGATTGATTCATACATTTCATGCTCCAACATGATAAGGTCGTCGGCTTGGATTTCCTTTCCTTCTCTCATCCGTTGCCAACTATTCGCCATGTAAAAATCTGGATAAAATCGCTCTAATCCATTTTCCAATTCATATTCATTGATAAAAACATGATTATAGACCAGCTCAATGGCTTTTTCACTATTGCCTGTATTTTTAGCAATGGTCGATATTTCCAACGTTTTATCACGGTTCCTGACTTCATCATAATAAAGTCTGGCATGGTCATCCCTTTTTTGTTGCGTGGGGTCGTTTTTATCATTCAAAGCCCCTGAAACCGCTCCGCTATTATTATATGCCAAATCCGTGCCTTGTAATCTCAAAATATCCTTTTGTTTTTCTGCCACTTCATCCGCTTTTTTCAAGAACTTGACTTTGTAGTCTGCATAGGTCATGCCGTCAATAATCTCGAATACACCCGGTTCTACTTCTGCCAATCGTGAACTTATTCCACCTTCTAAAGCCCATCTTGCCCGGTTATTGGATGAACACCGACAGTTGATGTCCTCGCTCGCAACTCCGAATAAGCGGGGAGCCATTCCCCTAGCACCGCTTGGGCTTTCAAAGTTATCTTCGATTTCTTGCACTTGTTGGTCTAATGCTTGATGGGTGGGGCGGGTCTTGGCATCTAGGAAACTGTTCCATTGCTTGACTATATCTGCCCCTTTGCTTTTGAAGTCCCTTGCCACATACATTTTCCCCTCGGATTGAGCACGCCCGCCTTCGGTGCGGGCTATCCGGTAGGAACTGTTTAGGGATTCCCCTGTGACCCGTGATAGGTTCTTGGCGACTTCGATATATGGCAAGCGTTGGTTGATTCCCTTGATGACCTCAACCCCTACTGACTTCTTGAATGTGTTCATGTCCCTTCCTACACGTTGTGCCATTGTCCATCCCTCTACGGTTCTAGTCGCTACGCTGACAACCTCTGCCGGGTTTATCGGTGTCATGATGGGGATGCCTTGCTTGTTCAGGGAATAATTAGCCCCGATATGGGAGGTTTCATAAGTCTGGGTCACAAAATCATAAAGGGTGTCATAAGTCCCGCTGTGCAATTTCTCAACGATGGCTTCTATCTGCCGTAGGGCTTCCAGTCTGTATTGCAACTGGTACTGGACACTTTGTGTTTGTTCCCGCTGTTGGAGTTTCAGCACTTCCCTTTTGATGTCCCTTAATGAGAGCGTGTAAAGCCTTTCTAGGGCTTTCAGGGCTTGTTTTTCTTCCCTTAGTAAAATACCCTCGATTTCTTTTTCAACGTCCGTCACGGCTTATTCCCCCTCATACAAGAGGGATTCACTCGCTTGGTTCAAGTCCAAGGTCGCCTGTTGCAAGGATTCCACGTTGATTTCCGAAACGTCAATATCCAATTCCTCGCCAATCAGTTCCAGTACCTTTTGTTCCCCTAGAATGGAAGTCAGGGAAAGGAACGTATTGACCCTAACTTGTTGCTTGTCAGCTAGGGTCTTTTCAATGTTGGCATTGTCCGAATCGTTGGTGATGATGTTCCGCTCGAAATTAATAGAAATATCCGATATGGTATAATCCGTGTGCAATTCCTTGTTGATTTCATTGACTGCTATTTCTGCCAGTTCCAACAATAACCGCCGTAGTTGGGCTTCCAATCGGTTGCACCTTAAATCCAATAGAGCGTAGCGGGACTTGATGACTACGTTGGTGATGTTCCCATCACCGACTTGTCCACTATTGAAGCCGAAGCCGAATTTGTAAATATTTTGTTGGTCTAATTCCAATTTGATTTTTCGGGCTTCATAGGGGATTTCCACTCGGATGACATCCATCCCGCCGTTTTCGCCAACCCCAATGATTTTCTTGGTCTTGATGTTCGCTTGAAGTTCATCCAGATTTGTCCCAGTGTATCCCTTAACCAAATAAATAGCACTGGCAAAGTCCTGTAAATCGTTGGTCAGGCTACACGCCATGGTATCGTAATCGTCTATCAGCGCCTTGGTGCGCTGTATATCGGATTCTCTGTCTTTGGTATTGTCCACTCGGAAAAAGGGAATAGTGTCAAACACATCGTAAAAGAGCCGTTCGCCTTCTTGGAATAAAATGTGGGGTCGTGGGTTGAGCAAAATGTCCGTATAGGTTTCCACATCGCTTCCACGAAGGATAAAGAAATACGTTGCCTTATCGTCCCAGACTTCAATGCGGGTCACTTCTTTTAACTTCCCATCCTCGTCCTTTTCATAATCGCCATAAAAGCGGATGACATAATCCACGTTGTCACTGGCTACCTTGGCGGGGATTTCAAAGGTATTCATTGCCCCCGCAAACTGAAAGGCGCTTTTGCCGTCCACATCCATGAACTGGTAAATATACGCTGACCCTTCCACTTGCAAGCCTGTCAGCAACTCCCTTAACTGGTGCTTGAAAGCATCACCAAAATAATAATCCAATGCCCGGTTCAATTCCTGATGGTCGCTTTCTACTAACCGCCCCTTGCCTGACATCAAATAGTCAGTCGCTTGCTCGACAAGCTCTCTAAAGAATGGATGGCTAATGGTTACATTGCTCCTGAACGTGTCTGGCTGTAACAAGCCGTCCGTATCGTAATACATAGGGGTGTAACTCAAAATCTCATGCTTGCCGTTGTAATAATTGACCCCGACTTCTGCTTGCTTGTAAAAATCTGACCGCTTATGGTTTTCGATAAATGTTTTGATTTCATCGTTTTTTAAAATAGTCCCACCTCCCTAAACTAGCCAAGCCGATTTGCCCCACAGTTCCCGCAAAATGGAAGCTAAACTATCGGGGCTATCATCGTGCTCTGCTTGTTCCGTATAGTCTAAAATCTCATTGATATATTCCATGTCCGTGGCTTCCAAAAAGTAGATGTCATCCCAATATTGCCTTAGATAAGTCGATATTTTAACGAACTTGTTCGTATTTTCGTGATAGTCCTTGCATGGAATCCCAATTTTACGAAGTTCCCTCGTGGAATACCCCTTGTCACTGTTCAGTTCCATGTAAACCGTGCCAATTTGATATTGCTCATGGTAGGCTTTGACCTCTTTCATGCAATCTTGGATATGCCTGTTCCACCGTTTCCCAAATACCAAAATCTTTCCATGGTATTCGTGGTTGGGCTTTGTGGGGTCTGGCTGATGATATTTCTTGATAAGGGTGTAGGCGGTGCCGTCCCCGCTATTGGAGTAACTGGCATCAATGTGACCGTTCCCACCAAGCAATAGCTTCCCATCCTTGAAAAAATTGGGGTTGGTAAACATGGCATCCACATCCGCTATGTGCTTCAACTCGTAGTTGGCACTAAACAAAGATGGGGTCATCTTCCGCCTGATTTCTTCTAGCTTGTCCCGCTCAATCAACCCAGTTTCGTAGCAGTCGTACCTTTTAACGTTGGGCATCATCGAAATGGCATCCTCTTTGTGCCAAGGCGTGCCTGTATTGAATATCCTCCCGCCCCGGTTCTTGATGTTCTCTAGTTCCATATAAGAAAGTTTAATCAAATCCCGTTCTGCCTTTGAAAACCTATCCCTCGTATTGACAATATCATCCGTAAAAACAAAGTCGGCGTGCTTCCCGGTCATGGATGTTTTAATTCCTAAGCCAAGTAGTTGGGAATGCCCTTTGTTGCTTGACTGTAAATTGGTGGTTATCGCTTGGGTTGACCGCTCGATTTGAACTACTTCCACCCCGTAGATGATTTTCGTCAGTCGTTGGATGATTTCTGATTCCAAGGACTTTGACACTTGCTTGATGGTTTCCTTAACATCGTCATCCGTTTTTCTGATGAAAATAATGTTTTGGTTGGGGCGGATTATCATCAATAAGGCAATGGCTATCGCTAGGCAAGTGCTCTTGCAAGACCCACGGTGAGCCAACAAGGTCACATCGTCTGTTTCCAGTAACATCAACTTCAACCACTCGTTTTGAAGCTCTGTCAAGTCCCTAAAGCCTAGTATGTGACCAATTTTATAAGGGACTTCGATGATTTTTCTCAATACCTCTTGCTGTTCGCTAGTCATCTGAATCACGCTTGCTTAAAAAATCTTCAATTTCTTTGGAGGTTTCAACCACTGGCTTGGAAATTTCAATCCGTTCAATGGCTTTGTTGCCACTGACCTCCTGAATGAACTTCACGGCATTCATGTCGCCTTTTAAAGCCTTCAAGCAAACGACAGACAGGATTGCCATTTGATTGTCCATATCCTCAACTTCGATTCCTAGTGTTTGAGCCAACTTGATTTTCGTTTTTTCATCCTGAAAATCGTTGTTCAAGATTTTAATCATGGCATCCTTCATGGATATTTTTCTTCGCCTAGCTTCCCCGCTTCTCCTACCCGCTTCCCTCGCCCATTCGGGGTCTTCTGCGAATCCGCCATATCTTAAATTTTTCTTTCGTTTTTCTAATCCGTCAATTTTATCACCGTCCACTTTATTCACCTCCCTAACTTCTGCAAACGTTTAATCGCTTGTTTTTTGCATATAATAGAGTGAAAGGGTGATGCTATGATAATCGAATCTTTGGAAGTGACTTCCAATTTCCAATATTTATGGCTCAAAAAAGTGGTGGATGTTGACCTCACCAAACATTGCGCCAAGTGCCTAATCGGCACTTACTCTGACCACGTGAATGCCAAGGATAAATCTTTCCACGACATTGAATTGCCAGACGGAATCTATTACTTATGTGGGGTCGCTTATCCTTACCGCTATGAAAATAATTTCCATCTGGCTTTTCGCCCCAGAAAGGGACATACCATCGACTATACCGATAACGGCATCCATGTCATCATCAAGGACGCTTGGGGATTGCCTTTTTCAACGGATGACGTTTCCCCTTTTTTATCCAATGGGGAGCCTTGCAAAACGTATGACAAAAAGACATATTACACGTGTCGTAACTATCAATTTGCCCATCTCTTTGATAAACAGTTGCGTTAGCCCTTCGGGGCTTTTTTTATTTGAATCCGTTCATTTCCAAAATGGCTCTGACCAATTTTTCATGCTTGTTGTGTTTGAATCCGTTCGGATACTCCATGTTAAATTCAGTTTCTAAGGCTTGGCGGTAGCGGGCTTCCTCTAGTTTCTTGGGCTGACGGCAGACGGCAAATAATTGGGTGCCATTCTCCTTCCCAATGGTCACTTCATCAAAATACTTTTCCAAAAGCGTTCTTAGGCTTGCCTTGTTATGAAATTTTTGTTTGGTCACAACCCCCTTTCGGAAGGTAATGGAATAATTGTCAGCATCGAAAAATTCAATGAATCGCCTATGCTCCCGTTTCTTTTCCAGATTGCACTGGGCTTCTATGGCTTCTAGGTTCCTTGTCCCAGTGTAAAAGGTGCCGTCCGCATCCAACAAAGCATTGCACGTTGTCAGCACAAAATCTTCAAACTCGTTATTAATGACCGAGTTAATGACTGAATCTAAGACTACGGCATCAAATCCGCTCTTGCCCGGCATTCGCTTCACTTGCTTTTCCAATGCCGTTATATGACCCACAATAGCCCCTATATCAAACGTTTCCTTGCCTATGTGCTTGAAGTATGGTTCGTATCCTAAGGCTTTCAGCCCCTTCTTTTGTAGGTTCTGGATGTAAAACATCTTCCCCGCCCCAAAGTCCATGATGGTCTTATCTGGGGAAAGGTTCGGCAAGACGTAGTTTTCATACAACCGTGAATGGATGCTTTTCCCATCCCTTGACATCTGGCAATGGGTCTGGACGTAACTCTTGTTGCAAATCTCATCGTAGTAATAAGCCCCATAATCGTAATTGATATACCGCTTAAATTCCTCCACCAATCCATCTGGCATGACGTACACCCATAATGCTCGCTTCAAAAGATGGACGCAAAAAGCATAGTCCGAATTGTGCAAAATATTCCCATCGCTGTCGATGATGCACGAACCAAAATCGCCGTTCTTATTGATTAACTGGCAGATTTCCTTGACGTAGGATGCTTTCGGCTTCTTGATGACCTCGATTTCAAAATGTTCCACCTGCATGAATCCGACACAATTCTTAGCCGTCGCCTTGATTTTGCAAATCCCAGTTTCCGTTTCAATGCTGTTGTGCATAAGGTTGTACCGGATTTCATCGTGAAGGCTGATTTTCTTGTCCAATAAAAACACTGGCGTTTCTTCAATCCCAACCGCCGTCATGGCTTTGGTTCTCTGGTGTCCCGCTACTAGCGTCCCATCTTGGTTGACGATGACTGGCTTGCACACGCCGAATGTGCTCAAAGAATGCTTCAAATCCTCGAATCGTTCGGGTGTGATTCTTCGTGGGTTATAATCAGCGGACTTTAGCCTACTCACTGGATAGCTTTTGATAAATGTAGTCGGCATTACTCAAAACCCCCTATTAACTCCTCCAAGAAGCCATACAGCACGCCGTTAGCATTTAAGTAGCTTTCCAGTTGAGCGTCCAGAAAGCACTCCAAATCCGCCGTGAGCGGTATCCGCCACTTTTTGAATTTGATATGGGCTTCACGTTCTTGGGTCAAATCATCCTCGTAATCCTTTTCGATTTCCAGTTCATCAGGCAACTCCAAGTCGAATCCGAAAACGCTCATGTCAATGTCGGCGATTCCGTCCAGTTCCTCCAATAATAAATCCACGTTCCATGAAGCCAATTCCCCGACTTTGTTATCAGCCAAGCGGTAGGCTTTAATCTGCTCGTCCGTCAATTCCTTGGCGACTAGGCACGGGACTGGCTCGCTCCACTTTAGCCTTTTCAGTGCCAAGTAGCGAGTATGTCCGCATACGATGACGTTGTTTTTGTCTACGATAATCGGGTTCCTAAACCCAAATTCTTGGATGGAAGCCACAACTTCATCAACGGCATCTTGATTGAACCGTGGGTTATTTTCATAGGGTTTCAGATTCTTCAAAGGTAAAAAGACCAATTCATCTTTTGCCACTCGGCTCCCTCGCTTTCCAAATAAAAAGGGCTGACCGTAGCCAACCCTGACACGGATTGCCGTGCCTTCCCTTTATATTATTGCTACTTGTCAAGCATCACCGATAACCTTCCTTTTCCAACATTTCAAAGGCGATTCCCAACACCTCCCTGACCAAAATGACCGGGCATCTCAATTCATCCGCTACGCTTCTGGCATTCAATCCATCCATGAAATATAGCTTGAACACTTGCCGACCAAATTGGCTTTCGTACTTCTCTACCAGATTTTCCACCAATCCAATGACCCGCCCTAATTCCCTTGCCTTGTCGTGGGTCTGAATGAACTGCCATTTCAATTCCTCTTTTCGAATAAGGTACGTTTCCGCCGGGGCTTTAGATTTTTGAATGGCATTCTTAGGGTCTAGTATCGCATATTCATTTTTCTTCATCTGCTCTTGAAGTCGTTCCAGTCGTTTGCCTAATTTATACTGTTCCTCAACTGCCCGCTGATAATGGAATTTTCCCATCCGCATCCCCTTCTTTGATTCGCTTGTCTAAGCGTTTCAGTTTCTCAAACAACATGTCCTCAAAGTCGCCTTCGTCAATATCGTAAATCATTTCTATCTGTCGGCACATGATGTAAACGTCAACCAACTCTTCCAATAGCCCTTCGGTTTTCCCATGAATCAATAACTTGGTCAATTCTTTCTGCAATTCTGCCAGTTCCTCAATGGTTTGGATGGTCTGCTTTTCTTTTCCGTATTTGCAAATGGCTCTCGGTAATACATCGTAAAGAATCATCTAACCCCTCCATTAATAGCAAATTATTGATAAGACCGTCAAAGCTATAAAAATAACGAAGATAACACACATGATGTTTTATAAAACTCCAAGATGGTGACACTGGCAAACAACTTCCCTAACCCATGAATAGAGCCGAATTTTCGGCTCTACTTAACCCTAACTGATTTTCTACAAATAAGAGGGGAGCCGAATTTTCGGCATACTCCATTTGTTCGATAATTTCCATAATTGCTTCCAAAAGTCGATGCTATGAATAGCCCCGAAAATTCGGATGTATCCAAATCAGCGATAATCTCGGTGATTTTTTCCAAAACATGATAATGTTGTTTCCCAAAATCCTCTGCGACTACCCGACTGCTTACCACTGGTTGACCTTCAAAAGTGATTAAGTTGCACATATTGATTTCCCCTTTCAAATGCCGGTGCGATTAATGTCAAACCCATCTACCCTGATTAAAATGCCTGATTCTTCGTGATAAAGTTTTGTCAAATTCAACTGTGCTATCTGTCCATCATCGTACCAAAACCCTAAATCCGTCATCACATCCAATATCAGTTTTGCCGTGTTGTCCAAGTCTGGTCGTGTCATTTTAAAGGCTAGCGGGGACTTCCCTTTTGCCATTGGGTATTGGATTACTATATCCACCCTTACCGCCCCATTTAGGGGCTTTATGGGTGTGTGGGGCGCTATTCCTAGCTTATAAATTTCTTTGGCTTCACTCACTTTGCTTTTTTCGAAGAAATGGGGCTTTCCTTTGATGACTTTAACTCCTTTTTGTTGGGCTGTAGCTGACGGAATTTTATCTAATGGAACGAAGAATCTAATTGAGCCTGTCACGGTTGACCTCCTCCATTCTCCATCCGACTGTTTTAAATCCACGTTTGATTTTCTCCACTGCTATCAATTCCAAAGTGTCCGCCCTGTTCGGGCTGTGAAGTAAGCCGTTTGCCAGAATGAGCATATCCCCTCGTTGCATTTTAAAAGGAAGCCCGCAAACATTGGTTGAACCGTTGCCATTGATAATATTTCGATGAATCTGAACCATTCCCAAAGGCATTTGATGATAATGGATTTTCATTTCAACTCTCCTTCGATAAAACGTTTGATGGCATTGAACTCTGGCACTGATAAATTTAACTGCTTGTCTTGAATCTCATCATAAATCCGAATGATAGGGAATCTCTGATGGTAATCTATCTGCACCCATACATGGTTTATTAGGTCAATCCATTCGTTTTCCATTTTTTCTTCCCCTTTCAAGGGTCATCACCAAAAGTGAGGGTTAAACCCATTTCAAAATGGTAAATCCATTTTTCGTTGCCGTTCTGTTTGTCTAATTTCAAAAGCTAGGTTTGTTCTAGGTGTCCAAATAGCAATTAGGTCTAAGCACTCATCGAAATTCTTCCGTGGCAATTCACCGTATCTAGGGATATGAAAATGGCGTTTAATGCTATCGTAACAATCTGAAATTAATCGCTTCCTAAAATCTGGCAGTTTGGTAAAGGCATTGACAGCTTCTGAAATTGCTTCCTGAATTTGTCCTTTTTGGCTATGGGTAACAGTCATGGAATCCATCAAAAAGTTAAGCTTTTCTTCGTGTTCGTCAAGGACTTTATAGTGTAGCTTTAATTCTTGTTGTGGGGTTAACGTTTTTGGTGCTCTGGCTTGTTTCTCTACTTCAATGAAATATTTGCGAATTTTCTTTCCTTCTTCGGTTTTGGAGAGCATACATAAATGTTTAGCCATGTCTAGTGTTACCGCATAATCTTGGATTTCTTTTGTCCCACCATATTGATTTTGCTGTGTACCTCGAAGTACAGAGCTGTATTCTTCGCCTTCTTCAAAGATTCCGAAATTTTGTTCCACCCATTTGCTAAATCTGTTTTTAAGTCCTAGTCCCTCATGCAACTCCCTTGCTGATACTACCTGTTGTCCATTTTCCTCAATGATATTAATAAGCCCGGTCATATTGATTTCCCCTTTCAAAATGGTAAATCTAGTCCATCGTCACCAACGCCGTTGGCATAACCATAAGTCGGCAAATTATCGAAATACTGGTCAACATCCTTTCCTAAATTCGAAGCGGGCTTGCTTTCCGCCTTGCCAGTGTAATGAATGCTAAACACGTTGATTTGAAATTTCCGGTGCTTGATACTGTCCTTCTCCCATTCGTTGACGTTGATTTTCCCGGTAACCGCAATCAGCGACCCTTTCCCTTGATATTTGCATAAATTTTCAGCTGTCGCTTTATGGCACACGCAATCTATAAATAACGCTTTATCCCGTCCATCATCCACAGCTAGTGTGAAATATGAGTATGCCCCGCCGTTCTGGCTGTGTCTCAATTCTGGGTCTTTGGTTAACCTCCCCAATAACTGGCAACTGTTCATTTAAACAACCCTCCCAACAATCCCAATTCCATTTGCCCCTTGACGGCATCCATAATGAATACCCGTCCTTTCTCTGTCCATTTTAAGATTTGCCCACGTTCGTTAATTTCATAGTCACAATATCCGTTAGCGATTAAGTGTTCATATTTTGCGTAGGGATACCATGTCCCTGATTTCTTGAAAATAATTCCTTTTCTATTCAGGATTTTGTTTAACTGGGTAGCATTGATGCCTAAATCTTTAGCAATGTCTGTGGTGGTTTTTAATGCCGGACTGTTGTAAATTTCATCATGTCGGAGTGCTTTGGCTTCATACGCTAAGCAAATTTTCTTTTCTTCTATCCATCGTTCCGCACGTTGCACTGGGTCATCAATCATGTAAGAATCTAGCGGGACTATCGTGGTGCGTAACCGGGCTTCCATTCTGTTAAATGCTTCGATGTACTTGATTTTAAATTCGTCCGCTTCTCTGCCATTGAACCCCATCACTAGAAATGAAAATCCATCACGGGTCATCAAGTATTCAGTATAGGTGTTCCCTCGGTGTTCAAATTCGGATTCGATGAACCAATTTTTAACCACCGAATTTTCGGTAGTTAACTTTTCCCTAATTGCATCCATTACATGGTTATGACGTTTCCCGAAATCCTCTGCCACCACTCGACTGCTTACTACCACTTGACCTTCAAAAGTGATTAAGTTGCACATATTAGCACGCTCCCTTATAGAAATAGGGTATTCTTTCACAAATCCGATAAATTTCAGTCATAGCCCCAACTCCCTTACCGCTTCTTTGGATAACTTGATTCCGTACACGTGGTACTTCTCTGCAAAGGTTTCCTGACCGCTTTGGTGGCTCTCTGAATGGTGCACCCTACACAATGCCATTAATCTATGTCGGCTATGGTCGATGCTGTTCCTGTCCCTTCCTTGCCCCACTGCGTCCACATGATGCGCTTCCGCCTTGGCTCCACATATTGCACACTTCCTAAATTTCAAGCATAACCATAAATAATTCCCGGTGGATTTTGCCAAATCCGCCGTTTGGTGCGTGAGTGGCGCACCCAACTCAAACGCTGATTCTAAGATATGTTCGATGAAGTTTCTAGCCGTTGTCATGTCCGTAGTGCTTAGGCTAAACCAGTCGCAATCGTTTTGTATGACAAAATCACATTTATAGTAGTTTATCAAAAATAGCGGGTCATGACCTGTAAATTCTGAAATGTCTTTGAGCATGGCATAAATCATCTTCCGTTGAGCTGAACTTATCCGCCTTCCATCATCGAGTTTAATTTCCCCTGTGGCTGTTTGTAAGGAATAGGGTAGCGGGCTATCTAGCCTAGCTACCACCCAAACCCCTGAATCGTTCTCCGTGTAATCGAAAATTTCAATCCTCATTTACTTGGCTTCTTGGACAAAACTTCGATAACCTGAATCACTTGGGCAGATGTTAAATCGTCTAAATTTAGAGTTTTGAAAGTGGATGAAATCCATTGAACGACTGCCTTTTCATCGACATCTTTTTTACGGATAAGTTCCTCGATTTCCTTTCCTCTGTTGGCACCTGTTGCCGGGGTCGCTTCTTTAATCGGCGGTGCGGACTGCGATGACTTCTTAGGATTCTGGTCTGCTCCGTCTACTTGGTCGCATTCTACGATTTCAAATGCCATGAGCCATAAGTAACGCCTGCAATACGTTGTCGTTGCTCCGCTGTTTTGGATTGGATTCTTGGCGGTGACACTCATGTAAACGGGATGAATGAAACTGATAAAATCCTCTGGCTTGTCGCTGTCGATAATTTTTAGGGTCATGTATTCCGGGCTGTTATCGTCCCGATAGTCATAGGATGTTACTGAACATAGTCCGTGTTTTTCTAACAGGTGCATCATGACCGGGATGAAGTCACCAAGCTCGAAATATTGATAGCCTTGATGCTTATTAAGTCCTGTTTTCTTAATCGGCTTTTCCACAAATTCTGCTCTAGCACGTTGGAGTTTTTTATAAACGCTCATTTCATTTGCTCCCCTCGTATAGCTTCACTTTGATTATAGGGCGGAAACTTCATCGTGTGCCCCTAGAATTTTCAAGTTTCTTAAAATATTTGAAAGCCTTTTAAAGCCCGCTAGGGGCTTTATTTTGCCTGTCCACTATCATGGGTCGTTTTACTCTCCAAAATCGCTCTAGGATACCTTAAAATCGTTTTCAATGGCATTTCACGTTTAATTAAAAGGGGCAACTGTAATAGTTGGTATCTTCCTTCAATTCCCCTGTGGCTGTTTTGTAGAATCCGTCAGGCACTTCGTGGGTCTGGCGGGACTGGTTCAAGTAACTTTCCATCTTCGTTCCGAAAAGCGTTTCGGGTCTAAGGTACTGGCTCATGTCTGGCTTTAGGAGCCATTCGGCTGTTTTGGTGTCGATGACCGTTTTAAAGTCCTCGACCGTGAAGCCCTCTTTAAGTCGGGCATTAATTTTGGTCTGGGTCGCCTTTGAAGTCGCTTTGAACTTCTGACCCGTTTTGAGGTTTAAGTAATCCACGATTTCTGAAAAATGGGCGCTGTCGGTGCCAACCGACAATGTATTCTTTTTAGTTATTAAATTAGTTATTAAGTCTTTGTTATTTACTGCGTCACTTTTGCCGTGGGGGTCATAGCAACTATGCGATGAGGTTTCTGGCAAAACTGCTATGAGGGTCGTGTCATTTTTGACGTTAGGTTTTAGAGGGAAAATGCGTCTTTCCTTTACCACGTTCGTACCATCTTCGTAAATCAATTCCCGCTCCAACCATCCGTTATTTTCTAATGATTCTAATGCCCGCTGTATGGTGCTAATACTTGTACCGTACAAATCTGCTAACGCCTTATTTGAAGCATAACAATAGCCTTTTTCGTGCGATAAGCCCAATAATTCTGCGTAAATCACTTTATCTGACCATGATAATTTCTCATCGTACCTCACTTCACTTGGCAAAACGGTATAACCTATTGGTTTTTTCAATTCTCCACGTCCTTTGTCCGATAATTTTTCTTTTTGTCATATTTGACGGTTACAAAATATTCCCCCGCCTTTTCTATCATTCGACCTGAAACGGCTTCGTTTAATTCCAAAAGTTGTTCGGTTTTCATCTCCGTGCTGATAATAGTGATTTTGTCTGTTGCATACCTCCGATTAATCAGCCGGAATAAAATGGTCATGTCGTAGGAACTGCTTTGCCCTTTGAATAAGTCATCAATGTAAAGCACTGCAACGTTGGCATATTCATCCATCAAAGCCATTTGCCTGTCCAGTGGAGTGTCTTTGTACGATGCCATGAAGTCCGGGTATACCAAATATTTTGTGGCATAGCCGTTGGCGGTAATGTAATTGGTAACGATACTGCAAATGAGGGTTTTACCTAAGCCCGACTGACCTGAAAACAAAAACCATTTTCCTTCCTGCCAACCTTTTTTGGTGTAATCACTTGCTTTGTCGAAAATATACTGTTGATATTTTTCGGTCACTTGATAATCGCTGAATTTTAAATCCGTCAATTTCCCTAAATTGCTTTGTTGATTCTGCTTCTTCACGCTTCGTTGTTGGACGCACCCGCACACCGTCCATCCTGTAAGCCCTGTATGTGTCTTTGTGACGCTTTTAGCTAGTGTCGTGTGTACATTTTCTGGGGCTACCCTTAAAACGTCCTTGTAGGCTTTTTCTATGTCTAGGTGCTGATAAAACCCAAGTTTGTTCTTGCAAATCTGGCAGTCGTAGCCATCGCCTAAATCCCAATGGCGTTCACCCTCGTGCCGTAAACTTAATTCATCCAGTTTTTTCAAATCGGCGGTTTCGATTTCCCAAAAATCCAAGCTGTCCATGTGGCGGTTGAAAATCTCATCCAGTTCCGCCTTGTGCTCCTTAATACATTCACCGATGGATTTCATGGGTGGAAGTTGTGAAATTGTCGCATCTGTCTTTTTGTCCAATCGGTCTTTTTGCATTTCTTCTAAAATTTTTACCTTACTTATTAATTCTTGTTCGGTCATCAAATCCCCACTTTCCCCCAGAAGGGGAGGGGCTATTGCCCCTTAGTAATCCCAATCCCGGTCATAGTCACTGCTGTAAAGGTTCACTTCCAAATCGGTGATTTCGTTGTCATTGTTTTTTAGAATGTCCGGGATAAGTGCGTCCAGTTTTTCGCACGCTTCTTCTTCGGTGTGAGCGCCGACGATGATGGAACCTTTGGTGACAATGGTAAAGTTCAGTTCATAACTCCTCATGGTTATTTCCTCCCCTTCGTGGATGCTAACAATGCCCCCGCTTTTAGTCCCTGAATAAATCCTAACATGAAAGCGATAATGAAGATGATGAGGGCGACTTGCAAGCCTTGCATGGGGGTGATGCCCCAAGGCATTTTTTTGATGGCTTCCTTAGCTGTTCTCTTGACTGCTTCCCTTCTGATGGTTTGAGTTACTTTTTGTTTGATGGGTTTGGCAACCACTTCTTTTAACGGTTCTGCTAATGTGAATGCTCTGCCCGCTCCTCCCCTTAGCGGAGCATCTCCGAAGTACTTTGTACTGCTTTCCCTTGCTAATACCATCCAATCCAAATTATCCATGGCATCCTTCCTCAATTCATCAATAGGGCATCGTTTTTGTAAATCTTGTCGTGAATGTCCCAGATTTCCAACATCGTCACTGGCTTATCCTCAATCACCCTTTCGTAAAAATCCAGTAGCTTTTGAGTGTCCCACCCGACATTTTTCCGAAATACCACATAATCGTTAAAGGTCACGCATAACCAAAACCTCACATCATCATTGGCGGTGGAAACGTCCCAACTACTTGATAAAATCCTGACCATTTTATTCGGTGCATAATCGTAAGCCATCACTGTCCGCTTGCTTGCCATAGGCTCCCCCCCTAGTCCCTTGGATGACGGTTCATGAAGAAGTGTTCGAATGCATCGTTGGCTTTAGCATAGCTCTGATATAGCTTATCAGATTCTGGTTTGTCGGAACCGCCACGGTAGGTACATACCCAGTAGTTGAACCCATTGCCTGACATGATGACTTCCACGAGGTCTTGACCTTGGTAATATTTGAAACTGGCTAAGTTCTTAACGAACATGGTTATCGCTCCCCTTTTTTGATTAATCTCAATTTCTGGCTACCCGCTTCGGGCTTGTCGGTTAAACCTTCCATGGAATCTTCGGCTACCATGTCCCAGTAGGCATCTAGCCCGACTTTGATAAATACCTCCATCAAGTCCATTTCAAACGCTCCCCTTGGAACGTCAATGCCATATTTCTCCCAAATCGTTTCTTGGACATTGTCCACCGCACGTTGCACCGACTCGTATAGTTCTTCTGATAATGTGACTGCTATTTCCCTACTCATCAAAATCACCGTCCATATCGTAGAATTTTTTCGGGATGTTAAAATTCACTTTCATGGCTTTTCCCCTTAAGTGGTGGACTTGGAAGAATAATGCCCATATCAAAATCACACCGATATACTTAGGGTAGATGAATAAATACCGTTGCCCGTAGGTCATGAGCCACATGACGCTAACGTCTGCTAAATCGTACTTTTTTTGTAAACGCTCCTTGTCACTTTTCATTTAACCTTGCCCCCATCCTTCTCCTAATGTCTTGCGCTCTGCGGTATAATGCCCGCTTGTTGACCCCTAGAATTTCTGCGATTTCTGCATAACTATATCCGTCCGCCATTAATTGGATAAGTTCCTTATTGGCGGGCGTTGTCGCCCGACTGTTCAAATATTCTTCGATGATGCCTTCTAACT